TAGCCGCACCACTGCAGAACCGCATGTGCGACATCGACGTCAACACGACGATCGACGACTTCACAGCACACGCCATCACACGTGGCATTCGCCCAGAGATTCTGGCCTTGTTGCAAGATCGCCCTGACTTGTTGCACAAGTTCGAGCCCACTGGTGACATCCGCCCGTTCCCCTCACCCCGTTCGTGGTTCGCTGTGTCGCACACACTGGAGCTTGACCTGCCCGTGCAGGATCGCGTCGAGCTTATCAAAGGTGACGTGGGTGAAGAGTCGGCCATGATCTTTGAGACACACTTGCGTGTATGGGAGTCGATGCCACGTATCGAGGACATCTTGCAAGGCAAGGACGTGCCTGTGCCCAAGGAACTCAACGTACGCTATTGCGTCGCTATGGGTTTGGCTACACGCCTCGACGCTACCAACTTCGACAAGGCTTGGAAGTTCCTGTCTAAGATGCCCGGTGATGTGCAGACACTCACCATCAAACTTGCACACAAGCGTGACCGCACGATCACTAAGAGTTCAGCATTCACTCAGTGGGCTATCGCTAATCAAGCAGCGTTCGCAATGAAATGAAGATGGTTGACAAACGACCAGAGCTCAGATGGCAGAACACACCCGTGGGTTCGTGGACTGCCTACGTTGAGAAACGCTCGAAGGCTAGCTCTCTTAAGCAAATGCACGTCAAGCATGCGTTCGCGTTCGTCCGCCCCGCCTACAACATATCTGGGTTACTCGACTCAGATCGTGGGTGGGTTGTGACACGCAACACGTTCGATGATGTGCAAGAGTTTGAGGATTTGACTACTGCGCGCGTGTTTGTTGAGTCGTTGTTTGCATTGGAATATAATTGACCTAATCCCACGGGATTAACTTGTTTACTTACTGGAGAAATTATGACCACTTTATCTGACCGGATCGATCTTGCATACAGCAAGCTCGGCCTACGTGAGTCCTTCATTGCCGCTGTGATGACACGCGTCAAGCGTGAGGTATCTGACAAGGTATCTACTGCAGGGACTAATGGCGCGTGGGTTCGCTTCAACCCTGCGTTTTGTGATCCGCTGACTGACGAGGAATTGTTCGGCCTTGTGTTGCATGAGGCGGTGCACGTTGTGCTGATGCACATGTGGCGTCGTGAGGGACGCGATCCTAGCTTGTGGAACTACGCCAATGATGCGCTTATCAATGCGTACATTCGTAGCCGTGGGTGGCAACTACCCAAGGGTGGTGTCAACATAGGCTGGGTACGTGAGAGCATGTCCTCCGAGGAAGTCTACGCCAAGCTCAAAGAAAATCCCCCGCCCCCACAAGGCGGCAAGGGCTCAGGCTCAGGTGATGGCGATGAGGAAAGCCAACCCAATGCAGGTGGGTTCGACGGCAAGGGTGATCTCGAAGATGCCCAAGATGATGCGACTCGTGTTGACATGGAGGCAACGATTGTAGCCGCCGCTAGGATGGCCAAGGAATGTGGTCAGGGCTCGAGCCTCATCGATCGCGTGCTCGACAACGTAGGTCAACCCAATGTGCGTTGGCAAGACGTGACTCGTTCCATGATGACTGAATCATCCGCCGCTGACTACACGTACATGCGTCCTTCTCGTCGCTTCATTGGCTCTGGCTTGTACTTGCCATCGCTTCGCACTGACTCACTCGGTGGCTTGGCTATTGGCTTTGATACATCAGGATCGATGGGCCCCAAGGAATGCAATCAGATTGCTGCTGAGATTCAGGCGATCGTTGACGACTTGCAACCATCATTCGTAGAAGTTATTTACTGCGACTACCACGTGACACACGTAGAGCGATTCGAGCGTGACGACATGCTTGCCCTTCATCCCAAGGGCGGTGGCGGTACGCGCTTTCAGCCAGTGTTCGAGCACCTCGACAAATCAGACGAGCGTTACTGCGGCATGATTTTCTTCACTGACATGGAGGGCAACTTGGACGAATGCGAGGAGCCAACCTATCCTGTCATCTGGGCCGACATTGGCCAATCCCATCCACGTGAGCCCTTTGGCACACGGGTTACCGTAGCATTATGAGAACAACATGAACACATCCTTCAACAAAGAAAAAGACATTCAGTACCGACTGACGCGCATCGAGACAAAACTCGTGCGCGGTTTTGAGGAACTGGGTGTCAACATCGACCAAGACCGAGAATGGTTGTCTGTCGATGAAACAAACCTTGTCGTGTACGTTTCCACACTGGGACGTTCACTAACTGTAGTACTAAGTGACATGGCACGTAACGGCGCTAAAAGCGTTGGCAAACACTACGACATCGTTAATCGCGGTGAAGTGGTTGGATCAATCTGTTTTAAACCAATTGTGTAAAGGGTACTATCATGAACCAACCAGAATCAATCATTCACAAAGGCATCCCGGTTAAATCAGTTTGCTACCCGCAAATACCTGCAGACGATCGCAGGTTTGTATGGACTGCAGGTGCAGACGTGCAATCTGTATGGCGTCGCTTTGGGTGGAAACCACTAGAAGAATTAGGAAAGCGAGCAGTCAATGATTAAATACCCGGGCTATGATGAGGCCGTTGTTGGCCCCGCGTATGTACGTATAGACAAACAAATGGTTAACGTACTTGTTTACGATGCAGAAAAAATCAGGGATATTCTCGTGAAGCGCGATGGCATGTCGCACGAAGAAGCACGTGAGTATATTGAGTTCAACATCGAAGGTGGCTACTTGGGCCCAGAGACACCCATACTTGTGTGGCCAGACGATATATGGGATGAAGGCGATGAAGAGTAATTTTGTAAACAATCACTTGGCTATTGGTAGCCAACAACCCGTACATAAATTACAACTTTGTAATAAATGTGAGGAACTACGACCGCCAGAGGGCGGCGTGCAAATGAATCCCGCACGATGGATTTGTGCCTCGTGTTGGACGAACAGAGTAACTGGACGTAATCTTAAACAGGTAATTAGGAAGGATGAGCAAAATGATTGAGACGATGGAAACCGCAGACGATTTGCAAATTGGTGGATCACACTACAAAGATATGCCCGTACAACCATGGAATGTTATGGCCGCGGTGTTAACGCCCGAGGAGTTCCGTGGGTTTCTAAAAGGCAATATTATTAAATACTCGATGCGTGCAGGACGTAAAGACGGCAGTGATGATGGAAACAAAGCATTGCACTACATGTACAAGTTGCACGAAGTAGAGAATGCGAAAACGTAGCAAATACCGGCCAAGGGCAATACTTACAAACACTCTTGGGTATGTAGTAGAAGGGATGACACCTATAGCAAAGTACGATACCTATCTGGTTGATTTAAAAATCAAGAACCACTTAGCAATGAAGACATTGACTAAAGGACTTGCAACACGCAACGATATTGATACACTGATTGCAACGGCCAATATTACTGAAGCACTCTATCGACTTGGCTTTGGTCGCGAGTACGCAAACGTAGTTAGCGAAGGGCTTGATGCGTTACGTGATGTTGGTAGGCGTGGTATAGAAACCAACAAGTTTATTCTCAGGTCAACTGAGATGAATGCGTTGAACTTAATGATGGAACTGCATGACGCGCAGATGGACTTGATTACTGTAAAAGATATGGACAAAGCAATTGCACTTGTCAAAGAAGAGTTTCGTCAACGAAAAATGAGACCTATTGTGGAGATTAAAAAATGAATGATTTACTTTACTTTCTTGTCGCACCGATAACCGTTGCAGTACTTATCCTGCTGTACAAGATGAAGGCGACCGAGCGTGAATGGGTTAGCTTAACCAAAGAAGAGATTTACCACTTGTGGGATACCAACTCAGAAAAGTTTGGCGGTGTGGAAGATTTTGGTAGAGCGCTCGAGCGTGCCATACAGGAGAAGAATCCATGAACATAACCATGTACACCAAGAGTGGATGCCCTAACTGTGTGACGGCTAAACTGTTACTGCAATCTCTGAACATTCCATTCACTGAGATAGACATAGAACTGGGTGGTCGCTTTGCCAACTTTGTAGCGCAGTACCCTGACGCACGTCAGATGCCACAGATATTCATTGGTGATC